ATTTTTATTTTAAACGCTGTTGATTTTTTAGGATCGTCGAATCTAGCATTTACGCCATTGTTCTCATCAAGCATTGTTTTATATGTGGTCGGCGACATTTCTGCGTTATCAACTAACTCACTTAATATTTTTGCCCGTCTAGCTGTTATTTGTGCATCATTTAGACCTTCATTTAATTTAGGATCATAAAAATTAAGCATCCCTTGTTTAAGAGTTTTTCTTAATGCGTCTTCTTCTTCTTGTTCTTTTTTAGCCTGTAGAGCGTTCATGCGGCTAATATTAGTGATTTGCCCACTTAACAAAGTTCGTATTTTTTCTGGGCCCAAACCCGCAAACGCCATTGCTGTCTCAGGGTCTTTAAAATTGCCTGTGTTCATTTGTTTAAAAGCGTCAACCATTGACCCCACAGGTCGGGTGTTCAACCATCCAAGAACAGCTTTAAAATTCATGTCTTCTTGAAATTTAATTTTTAACTTTGCCCCGGCGGCAGGCTTTATAACACCAGTCATAACCGCATTATCAATGCTTTGTATGCCCGTCGATAATGCCATGCTTGTTGTAATTTTATTGCCTTTTGCACCAAAGCCATTTGAAAGGCTATTAAGATTTATTATTAAATCTGCATTTAAGCCTTCAATCTTCCTTTTGGCCCCTGCCGTTTGGACGTCAATTTTAGACTTGGTCGAGAGTGTCGCCCAACTACGGTCAAACATCTTGCGGCCTTGTGGCGTAGCAATAATCGACGCGGCTTCATCATAAATAGTTTGAGCTTCACCCGCAAAATTTTGACCTGCAAGGATGCCATCTTGTTTTGAAAGCTTTGCTTCTAATCCCGCGAGTTTGAGTTGCGCTGATACCGTCGCCGTAGACACTTCGCTAACGGCTTGGGCCTCTACTAGCTTGCCCCCAATAGCCGTCGCTGTTTGACTATGATTCCCTAAAGCGTTGCCAATGTGGTCATCGATCTTGACGGCAGGAAGCCCGGTCATGCCTGTTGAGCGGGGAAGCCCTTGTTGCCTTTGGAAAGTTGGGATGACAGCCATTACGTTAATAATCCTAAGTTATACGCGCCCTTACCCGCTGCCGTAGCAGTGTTTAAATAGCCGCCATATTTTGCTCTCGACGCATTTTGCTTCGCATTAACTGAGGCAAAACGTTGACCGACTGCCGACGCTCGGCTGGCATCTGCTTCGTTCTGGCCTCGGTACAAAATGGCAAGACGCTCCAACGCGCCTTCAGAACTGGTATCAGCGGCAACATCTAGCGGGGTATCTTGATTTATGACGACGCCAGACTTCGCATATTTCGTTGTTTGTTTAGACATCAATCGTTTTAACCTGTCGTCGAAAAGGTCGGCCTCAAATTCAGCGGCTTGCTCTGCCATCACCGCATTATTGTCAGCAATAGCGGCATTGTAATTTGCCATGTGGGCTTGATAATCGTAATTTGCCTGTTGTGTTTGACTTGAGTAAATACTACCAAATATTCCGCTGGCCGCGCCCAAGGTGGAAACCGTTTGCCCTAAACCGAAAACCCCCGCCGATCCAAACAAGCCAGATGTCGCGGCAGTTGTAGCATACGCGCCCGGCACAGTTGCAAGCAGGCTAGACGCGGCAACTGAAGACGCAGTTAATCCAGACCCGGCAAGTGCAGCAGTCCCCGCCGCCGAAAGCCCTGATGCCCCTGTCGCCGCTCCAAACATTGAAATCGGTTCACACATTTAATTATCCATCGTTTGTTACTAAGCGCGTTATGATCGCTGTGATGTGAATAGGCAGGGGCTGGTCTTGCTTAATGTAGACCTGACCTTCTGTAGCCCAACCGCCTCTAAACTGTATTTGTTTGTCGCCGCTAAATAGCGGGGGCGACCCGTCCATTGAACCGGAGCCTGCGCGAAATTGAATTTCATCGTAATTAATGCCGTCCTCCGACACCTTGGCTCCAAGCGTTTGGACAAACCTCGCCGTCAAATCAAAGACGCGCTTGGTCTTGCCTTGAGCCGTCCCATCGTCAGCCCCAGCTTCTGGGCGCAACGTTTTAACGATACTTTCGTATTTTAACCCGATTTGAACTTCAGAAATCGCAGGGGCTAAACTTGATATCCCGCCCGATGTTACGGCCTGCCCTGCGTAAACGCTGCCGTTCCCTAAAATGTTCACTGTCTGGCCCTCAAGATGATCGAGCCCCGATATTGTCGCGGTTGCTGTTGAATTATAACTAAGCCCACTATCTACAAAAAATGCGTTTGATTTTGTCGAACTTTCTTCAGTGTCAAACGTCGCTTCCAGAAATTCGATATATCGCCGGGTAACGCCATCGATGGTTCGTTGCACAATCATCCACAATTCTTCCTCGCCATTGCGTGACGATGGTATGACGGACAAGCTCTCAACTATTGAAATCTCTTGGTTTGTTGTAGTTAGCCTCGCCGTGTCGGCTGATTCAACCGTAAGCGGCGCGGCCCCTTTGCGGATAGTCTCTTCGACTGTAACGACAGCGGCGGCAGGGTTCGCCACTGTGAAATCTGCATGAGCATTAATGCGCGTAAATATATTGTCAGCGGTTGTATTGTTGCTTTCGTTTGGCCGGAAGCCAAAATCGGTGTCGGCTGGAGCTCCGCCGCCCACCGCCTCGCTAGTAAACGTCACCGTTTGCCCGTTAGACTTCGTAAATTTTAAAGCCGTGCCAACCGCTATGTTTGCGAAATCAGAAACGGTGATAGTACACGCCCCTGACACCCCGCCAAGCTTGTGGCGATGCCAAGCTATAACTTGCTGATCTCTCAAATATGTAAGGCCAACAAGCTGACCGTCAGCCTTTACACCCCAAATAGTCGTATTTGGCTCTTGCTGGTATGCAATTTCAGATATGCCGCCTTTGGCAACCTGTGGGGACAAGATTGTTAGGTCAGGCGATTGGTAACTGTCTGATTCAAATGCGTAGGTAAACTCGCGCAATTTTCTTTGTTGGCGTTGGATAAAGATAACCGTGTTGTCTACACGAATAGGTTTGTGTGTGTGGCTACCGCGTGTGCCTTCTCTGACGACGCGGACGTTTGTCGGTGTTAGCGGGTCACTTGTTGTCGAGCCCGATATGACGAACTCACCGCCGACAGTGCCCACGGCCATGACCTTGCCGGGCGACAACCAGCGGATTGCGTTGACTTGATCTGTCGCCAAAGTATAAATGACGGGGTCGTCGTCTAGTGTGCCGGGCGTATGGTTCTCGTAGTCGCCGGATTTCGATCCCCACAATGTTTGCGGTTGCTCGGTTGATCCAGCCCAGAATAGCCGTTGTTCGTAAAAGGCGACGGCGGCGGGATAACCGGACGTTCCCGACCATGCACCCAAGCGCCATTTTGTTTCGCCAGATGTGCCACCAAATGTGGCATTTACGGTGACAACGACAACCGTGGTATTTGTAAAGCCAGTGACTGTGGCGTACCCCCACTGAATACCACCATCGCGCAAAAACTTCCATGTGACGTTATTGTCAACAATCTCATCGCCTTCGCCAGATGGCCCACCTGACCCGGCCGATGTCCCAGCTTTTATGCACTCATAGACATTGCCGGAGTTGCGTTTGACAACGCCAACCGCGTAGCTCGTAGACGCCTCCCAAGCGGCAGCTTGGTGACCAATGGAGATTAGCCGCCCAACGTCCGTTGCCGCGAATCCAGCCCCGCCATTAATGCCTGTAATGGCCGAAGCCGTTATTGTTTTAGCTGATCCTGTCGTCGCATTTGGAGTAAGTGTCGTCGTCGTCAAATTTTCGTCTTGATATGGCCCGTCTGTATAGACAACGTCTTCAATTGTCCACGTTGTGTGGGCAGTTCGTGAAATCTTTTTTGGTGCATAGCTTGGGTGAGCAAGATAAAGAACGTCTGCCGATTGAGCAAATTGGATGTCGAACAAATCGGCAGTCTCAAACGTTGTGGCTATCGTGTAAACCCGCGCCGCCGTCCCCGCCGAACCATACGTTGTAAAGCCGCTAGAGTTAATATTATCGTCGTCAATATCAGTTAGCTCAAACGTGTTCGTTGCCTTGTTTTTAATCTTATAATATTTGCCGTTTAACTCGGTCATGCCGACGACACTTGTTATGTAAATTTCATCGCCGTTTGAATATCCGTGGCTTGTCGCGGTAATGACGCACGGGTTAGCTTTGGTCGCACCAGAGATTGTCTTGTTGGCCTCTAGAATTGCACCTTGCTCTTTGTAAAAACGAGCGTACAGATTACCAAGTTCAATGCAGTAGGCTTGTGTCGTCGAAAATTCAAATGGGATTAGCCGTGTTTTCGCCGCCGATGATTTGACTTCTTTGACAAATCGGGTGCCGGGTCGCCGAGAAATACCGCCATGCGGCATTACCATAAAGTTTTCTAGTGTCTCCGCGCCATTGTTGTATTTCGCAATATCTACACGGCCAAACAATGCTGGTGATAATTCTCCAGCGGTAAAGTTTGTGCTAATTATTGAAACGCGGGACATCTATACTCTCACACTTAACCACGTTTCCTCAAGAGCCGAGAGCGATTCTTGTGAGTCAATTAACCGGGCTTCTTTTAACATTGCCGCAAATTTCTGTTCAGCCGTTGCGGCGACGGTTTGCGATGCCGTTATGTCGTAAGCAATGTCAGCGGCAAGGCGAAGGCTGTATGCCTCAATAAATTTTGTATCAAAAAGATTTGGGTCTGTAACACGTTCAACGTATACGATTTGAAGAGGCGCTGAAGCATTAGTGACTATTTGCTGGCCTTCGACGACATATTTTTCGGTCGTGTTTACTTCAATGATTCGTAAAGTGTTGTTGGGGAAATCAAAAGCATTCGCGTATTCAAAAACAGGCGAAGTCGTGTTCGCGGCAAGGCTTATTCTTTTAATTGCAAAGTTCCACGAATGATCTCGCAAAAGCTGGTCGCGTGTTTGCTCAAACAATCTTTTGACCGCACGACCTTCTTTGGTGTCATCTTCCAAAGACGTAATTGGAGCCGCACCTAAAAACGTAATCGCACGATTTGCAATTTCAACAAACGTTGTTGCCATATTATTTCCTTAAAAAAAGAAAGGGGGACCGAAGCCCCCCAATCAATTTAATCAACGACATACGCTAAGTAGCCGACAAGATCGTCGCCTGCCACTTGAGCATTGTCCGTTGCCGTCGCACGAATTACGACGCCATCTTGTGAGTCAAAAACGTAAGCACCGCCCATTAAAAGGTTTGCCGCAATGGCTCCTTCAAATGTTTGGAAACCAACCGTGTCTACAGCTAGTCCGTCTACTAACCCATCTGCGTCAGCCGCGACAGTTGCCCCAGCCGTGTTTGTGTAAGCGTCCCAACCAAGGTCTAATGTTGCTGAACTTGTCGTCCAATTAACATATGCCTTTGACATTGACGCCAGAAGCCTGACCCGGCCTGCCGGAAGACGGCAAAGACCAATTGAACTGCCCGTGTCACCTACGCCAGCTTGAGCGTGAGTAAAAAAAGCAATTCTTATAACGCCGTGCATTTCCGTTGTATTTGCTTTTACAATTGGTGTTGCATCAGCGTTGGTAAGCTCAACAGATTTTTGTACAGTTACAGCCATTTCAAGTCCTCCTTAACTTGGATGACATTCGATGTAACCAACAAGCTCTTCTTGCATGCGGGTAGCACCAATTGACATCGATGTGTAAACTTGAGTCGCGTAGTTTTTATCTGCACGCTCGGTGATTTTGACGGTAGGCTCTTTTCCTACAGCTAGTTTCATGCCTGACTTTTGCCAGTATAAAACTTTGTCGTCAGCATTTGAATCCACGCCAATGCGCTCTGTGCGCTTGATTTGGAAACCCATGAAGGAATTTACTTCGCCAGCTACTAACGCTTTGACCGTATTAAAGTCAGATGAAGTAATTTCAGTTTCTGCTAACAAGTTTTGAAGTTGCATAGCGTTAATAACCATAACTCGGTCATTATCGTCAGCCTCGTTTGCGTCAAGGTTCTTTTTTGCCGCACGAAGTTTGCCAACATTTAAGCCAGTGTCAGCCGCAGGGCTAATTCCAACTTGAACGTCAACAGTCATTGCCGCCAAATAGTCCGTTGCTGTGCTTCCAGTTTTGCCCGTTTGAGCAGTACCGTCAGCCGCCGCAATAATTACGTCGTCCATAGAACGACCCATTGCATTGGCGCAAGCTTTTGCATATTCACCTGTCGGATCAATTAACATCCGAATGCGGTCT